GTATCTCAGTATGTTGGTGAGTACTTCTCTAAAGAGTGGGTTTGGAAGAACGTATTACAAATGCAAGAGGACGAGGTTGAGAATATCCTGAAACAAATCGCAACCGAAGCCAATGCAGAAACAGGTAATGAAGACGAATTTTAATTGGAGAAAATTATGAGTGAAGCAGAAGCAACTGAAGTAGAAGTACCTGAAGTTGAAAAGACACAGATGGAATTAAACCTCGATAATTTCGTGGACGCTATTCAAGCGACCAACTATAATCAAGCAGGCGATCTATTCAACGACATGTTGGGTAGTAAGTTACAGGATGCTATGGATGCCGAGAAGGTTGCGGTAGCCGCAGACATCTTCAACAACAATGACGAAGACATCGATATCGAAGATCTTGAACTAGATCTTGAAGATGACGTAGAAGAAGATACCGAGGTTGAGTCTGAAGAAGTTGAAGTTGAAGAAGAACCCGAAGAAGATATTTCTTAATAATATTTTAATCTAAGAAACTTTATTTGTATAAATAAATGTACAAACAAGGAAAAACTTATAGTGAAAACATTTAAACAGATTCGAGAGAAGACTAAACCCAAGTATAAGGGTGAGGTTGTTTACTCAACAAAGACTACTGGATCTGTTAAAGTCCCAGTCGCCATCGTAAAGGAACCTAAAGGTTTCTGTGTGTATATTGACGGTGACAAACTAGACGTTTTCAAGAAACAGTCTGAGGCAATGAAGACGCTGAAGGCGACAGTAAAATCACTTGGTGGTAAAATCAAATGAAGTTAATTAGTGAATTTAAAGAAAGCGATCTTGAGTGTATCGTAGAGAAGAAAGAAAATGGCGATAAGAATTATGTCATTGAAGGAATCTTCATTCAAACAGAATCAAAGAATAGAAACGGACGTATTTACCCTAAACCAATTATGGAGAAGGCAGTAAATGCATACGTTGAAACCCAAGTTAGTAAGAAACGTGCGGTAGGTGAATTGAATCACCCTGAAGGCCCTACGGTTAACTTGGATAAAGTTTCTCACCTCATCACAGATCTTCGTTTCGAAGGTAATGATGTGGTAGGAAAGGCACAAATATTGGATACTCCAATGGGTAAGATTGTTAAAGGTCTCCTTGATGGTGGTGTACAACTTGGAGTGTCAACTCGTGGAATGGGAAGTTTGGAACAAAAAAATGGCGCAATGTACGTCAAAGACGACTTTATTCTTAACACGGTAGATATCGTGCAAGACCCCTCAGCACCTGACGCTTTTGTCAATGGAATCATGGAAGGTGTAGATTGGGTTTGGAATAACGGCATTTTGGAACCCCAAATAATTGAAGATATGGAGACAGAAATTAAAACCGCACCGAAAGCATTTCGACCAGAAGTGCAGATTCGGGAGTTTAAGAATTTCCTCTCGTTAATCAAATCTAGTATGTAAGGAGTCAATAATGACTGAAGAAACCAAAGTCGAAGTTGAACTTCACGATGAAATTGATAACGAAATCGTGGAGGAAACTCTCGAAGAAGCACAAGCTCCTGCTCCCAAAGGCAAAGCAGATACTGCTCCAGTAACGGAACCAGAATCTATCGCCTCTGTGGATAAGGCTGCCAATGCTACTAAACAGGCACCTGTACCTAAGACTAAAGCTGGTATGATTAGTGCAATGTACGGTAAACTTAATTCTATGAAGAAAGTAGACCTACAAGCATCATACGGCAAGTTGATGGGTGAAGACCTAGAAGTAGCTGGAGAGACTGTTGCAGAAACTATCGATACAACTTCCGAGTTGGATGCGTTGGTAGAATCTGAAGCAACTCTTTCTGAAGAGTTCAAAGAAAAGACTGCTGTAATTTTTGAAGCTGCTGTTAAGTCTAAACTATCTGAAGAAGTAGATCGTTTAGAAACTCAGTACAAAGAAGAACTATCTGAAGAAGTATCATCTATTAAAGGTGACCTTGTTGAGAAAGTAGATTCTTACTTAAACTACGTAGTTGAGTCTTGGATGGACGAAAACAAAGTAGCGGTACAGAACGGTCTCCGTACTGAAATTGCCGAAACATTCATGGACAAAATGAAAGACTTATTCACTGAGTCTTACATTGACGTACCAGAATCCAAAGTTGACCTAGTTGACGAATTAGCAGAACAAGTATCTGAGTTAGAAGAAAAACTAAATGCTCAGACTGGTGATGCGATCAAACTAAGCGAAGAACTAGAAGTACTACAGCGTGATGCTATCATCGCTGAAGCATCTCGTGGTCTTGCTGACACCCAAGTAGAGAAGTTAAAAGGACTTGTAGAAGGTATTGATTTTGACGAAGACACATTCGCTCAAAAAGTTGGTATCATCATTGAGTCACACTTCGCTAAAGAACCAAGCGCAAACGAAGAAGTTGAAGTTGTATCTGAAGACGTAGACCAAACGGTCGAAGTTTCTAGTTCAATGGCACAATACGTTTCCGCTCTCCAAAAAACTATTAAGTAAGGAATTACTATTATGCAACAATCTTACGACCAATTAATCGAAAAATGGTCTCCAGTATTGAACGAAAGTTCTGCTGGTGAAATCACAGACCGTCACCGTATGGCGGTAACTGCATCTGTTCTAGAAAACCAAGAGAAAGCACTTGCGGAACAACGTTCTGCTGAACAAGGTTTCATGACAGAAGCAGCTCCAACTAACGCAACAGGCCCTAGCGCAGTAGCTAACTGGGATCCAGTATTGATCTCTCTAGTACGCCGTGCAATGCCTAACCTAATCGCATATGATGTGTGTGGTGTTCAACCGATGAATGGCCCAACTGGTCTTATCTTCGCAATGAAATCACGTTACAGTGCTCAAGACGGTACTGAAGCACTATTCAACGAAGCAGATGCTACGTTCTCTGGTGACTCTAATGGTTCAGTAGGTTCTAAAGGTGTATCTGGTTTTGACGGTGTTGTAGGCGGCCCAGGCGACTCAGCGGACGCTGCTCGTGACGTTAGCGTTGCTGGCGGTATGACAACTGCAAACGCTGAAGGAATCGGTTCAACTGGCGGTCAGACTTTCAACGAAATGGGTTTCTCAATCGAGAAAGCAACTGTAACTGCTAAGTCACGTGCATTGAAAGCGGAATACTCGCTTGAACTTGCTCAAGACCTTAAAGCAATCCACGGTCTAGACGCTGAGACTGAGTTGGCGAACATCTTGTCAACTGAGATCCTTGCGGAAATCAACCGTGAAGTTATCCGTACTATCAACACTCAGGCAAAAACTGGTGCATTACAAGATAACGTAACTAAACACGGTATCTTCGATCTATCAACTGATGCTGATGGTCGTTGGTCTGCTGAGAAGTTCAAAGGTCTAACTGTACAAATCGATCGTGAATGTAACACTATCGCTAAAGAAACTCGCCGTGGTAAAGGTAACGTTGTAATCTGTTCTTCAGACGTTGCAACTGCTCTTGCTGCTTCAGGTTCTTTGGACTACAGTCCTGCTATCAACAACAACCTACAAGTAGATGATACTGGTAACACTTTTGCTGGTCTATTGAACGGTCGTATCAAAGTATACATCGATCCATATGCAACTGCAAACTACTGTACTGTAGGTTATAAAGGTACTAACACTTATGACAGTGGTCTATTCTACTGCCCATATGTACCTTTACAAATGGTTAAAGCAGTTAGTGAAGACACTTTCCAACCAAAAATCGGTTTCAAGACTCGCTACGGCATGGCTTCTAACCCATTTGTTGGTGCAACTGCTGCTGACGGTCTTGCAACTGCTAAGACTAACCAGTACTACCGTATCTTCCGTGTGGAC